CACCGCGAGCAGCGGCAGTACGGTCAAGTGCTTTCATGCCTTCGGACAATCGGAAAGCGTAACCCGGATCTTGCGTAAACTTATCCATCCCAAACGGCGTGTAGTTCATAGACAGCGGAAGAAGTTTGTTGAGTGCTTCTTCGCCCGCTTTGCGGAACGGTGCTTGCAGTTCGTTCTGCGTATTAAACATCCGCTCTTGGGCGTCAATACCTTGTTGAGCAGCTTGTGCTTGAGTCTTTGACGCTTTGTTAGCCGAATACATTCCGGCAGCGGCAGACGCCAAGATTGCGGTTTCAATACCCATTTGCAGATTCCTTTACAAAAGTTCCGTCAGCCAAAGGAACAAAACCTAACCTTTCTAAAATACCATACATATAAGTGTGGCCGGGGGTAACTTTGGTAGTCACATCGCCGCCAAACAATTTTTGCAGCAGCCCTTTCGTAGCCCAACGCCCGCGCCATTTTGGTAAGATTGAAGTATGAACTTCTCCGTCACAAAAATACGCCGCGCCAATTGGCTCTCCATCACGTTCAATTACTTGAACGTCCCAGTTTGCCATGCTTTTTTCGTAGTCATCAAACTGGATTGGGCGTGACCAGTCCGTTGCTTCGTAACCAATACGAAGCGCTGTAGACCGATCAGAAACCAAAATAGTTGTCAAGTTATTTCCCGTTCGTTAGCTCGGATGTTGGTTGCCAACGCAAATTAAACAATTCCGACCCAAGCGCCAGCTCGTTTTTGGTACATGGTCGTTCCCGAACCACCGGTGGAATTAAAGTAAATGTCGCCGTTAACACCGTTTGAGTTACTAGGCACCCCAGCGCCGCCATAGATCCCCAGCGAAGACTGAAAAGCACCAGTAGGCGTCCCAGGCAAAAATCTAGAACTAAGCCTAACGTCAACATCTCTAAACTCTGCGGTTTGAACACCACCAGATGTTACACCTACGCCACTACCAGCGTCGTAAAACCCACGGTTGGTACCTGACACAAACGAAAAACTAGGGGCCGCAGCCGTACCAGCACTAGCAGACACTGGTACTTGGCTTAGTTTCCCGTCGTTAGCGTATAAAACTTCATAAACTCCGTCAATGTCTTTTCTATTGTTAACAATTACAGGGGTTCCATTTGCAAACCCCGTCTGCAAAATTGTTCCAACCCTTGAGCCACCGTTAGTAATTAAAACGTCAATATTGTTATTATTGCCAACGGAACCCGCAACGGTCCAACCTCTTGCTGTTGTAGCAGTTCCGTCGCCAATCATTACGCCTCGGCCAAAGTAAGCACAAGTTGACGGGGCGATATACGCGCCATTGCTTCCAAGATATTGGATACCAATGTTCGTTGTAGAAATGTTATCTGCATTTTCAAAATGAGTGCCCAAAATTGTTAGGCCACCATTACAAACAACGCCGTACGCACCGGGCGACCCAGCAATGTAAGGCGCGACCGTTCCGTTAATAAACCTTAGATCACCACATAGGCCAGCGTACACCGCCCAAGTTGAAGGGGTATACGGCATAAGCCAACAGTCATCAAATGTAATTTGGCTTGGGAAATCCACGCCAGACGCAAGAATGTAAACCAAATCGCTTGACGTTCTGTTAGGGTTCATTACCGTGCAATGACGATATGTAATGTCAAAGACAATTCCGGTGTGGTTAATTTGATTTGCTGGAAAATCCCTAATCGTGCAATTTTCAAACAGGCACCCTTCAATGTAACCGTTTAATGCAATTGCGTTTAGAAACAAGCCATGCGTTCCAGCAGAAGATGAAGATCCGTTAAGTTCAATGCCGTACATCTGGAACGAATCAATTCCAACGCCCGCACTTGGAGTTACCGCAACAGCCGAGCCGCTTCCGGTGTAGTTAATGACTACGCCAGTACGCGCGCTTCTCCAGCGGTTTGTGGCGCTGGCCCCAACCAACCGGACACCATCCGTTCCTTGCAAGGTTGCAGACACTTTATATGTGCCTTGCGGAAATATAACGTCGCCGCCGCCAGCATTTTTTACAGCTAAAATTGCTGTTTTAATTGCTGAAGTATCGTCTGTTGAACCGTTTCCTGTTGCGCCAAAATCTTTAACGCTTACAAAATCTCGCAATTTACTTTGGACTGTTCTTGTTTGAGCGCCAGTCCCCGCTTGCAAAAATCCAATTAGTGAAGAGCCGCCGGATGCAGCTAAATTTGCCAAAGTTGCCGCGCCACCAATATTGTCTACGGTCCAGATGGTGACGTTAGACGCATTGTCTAAACGGATTTTGTACAGTGACGTTCCCAACCAAATGCTGCACTCGCCGCGACTGTCCAAAATAATTGGGTTGGAATTAGCCGTGTTGCCGGTGTAGTCCGTGTAGGTAACCGCGGGCGTGGTGGTTCCAGCTGCATAGGTGTACACCTTGCCGCCAGACAACGGTACACCACTGCTATCTAGAAATTGAAGTTTTGGTTGGGGCGAAATGTTTGTGGTCATGTAATTTCCCGTCCGTTAGAACGAATGTTGATCGCTGATGCTGTTCCTGCAATGGTACTGATAAAGCCGCTAGGAGCAAGCGCGGCCCCGGTAATTTCAGGAAACGTATACGTTTCCGCTGGCTGCAACGATTTGGTCTTAACAATCAAGTTTTGATTGCCAGCAGTGTCTGCTGCCGTAACCAAGTTGACGCTGATCGTCGCCGTCGTTGCGCTAATGTTAGTCGCTGTAAATTTGTCGATAAGCACGGTCACACCATTAGCGGTGTACTGGGTCGTCTGGCTATTTTCAGCCAACTTTGCTGGGATTAAAACTCTTACGGATACTGTCATAATGCTACCTTTTGCTTATTATGTCACGCCAAAACCATAAACATACCAAGTATCAGTCGCAACCTTGATCATTGTGGCTACGCCATTAGACGCAACAGATCGGTTGCCAGTAGATGCTGAGTTGGCAAGTTTGAGCGTGACGCCCGCTCCGGCTTGAATGACCAACGCCGTGGCGTTACTCACCACAGTAACAACCGTGCCAATATCAAACGCTACGCTACTGTTTGGTGGTACGGTGACGTTGCCAGTCAAGTAAAGATGTTTTGCGGTATCTGACAACACCAACGTGCCGCTGGCGTTACTTGATTGCGGCATCGTACGAAAACCAAACCCGTACAGATTTCCGGCGCTGTCTTTGACCGTTGAACCGCTAGCCAGCCCATCAATGGTTTTGTTGGTAAGCGTTTGTGTTCCAGTCAGCGTAACAACCGTGTTGTCAATACTGATTGTCCCTACCGATACAATCGGGCCGCCAGTTAGGCCCACCCCAGTGTTGACTTGAATGACCCCTGGTTGATTTACCGGACCGAGTTCGAGCGGGTTAACAATATTGTAGATCTCATCAACTTGTATGCTAGTTGGTGAATAACTTAACTCTTCCGCTGTAATGGCGCTTGTGCCGCCCCCAGTTAGAGTAAATAAGTTAAAGAAAAATCTATACCATTCGCGCGACATCAGACCAGTGCGCGGGTCAATAAAATCAACCCTAGGCGCTGGGATCTGGGTGATGTTATTGATAACTGGCATTATGCAGTCGTCCCGCTCAAGTGCAGTTCAGCGCCCATGATCGCAATCTTGACAGGGTCTGTACCGGACAACTCATAAACTCGGTCGCGCAGTTTGAGCGTCATACCCAAGCGGCGCCAGAACACTCGCTGCTGATAGACGCCAATCTTACCAAGCGCTGACCAATGCTCGTTAGACCAAGTGTGGCCGCCGTCGTCTGACCAACGCAACATAACTTGCGGGTCGGAACCAAGCGTGTAGCTACTACCCTCAACGCTGACCAAATAGTCACCGTTTTCTGTGATTAAATACAAACCACTTTCAGTTATCAAATATGTAGGGTCAGTTTCAGCCCCACCATTTAACCCAACGCCGCTTTGACAATCTAGTTGTAGGCTATGGTGCGCTGTACGGGTTAGGTTATTCTGCCCCGTTGGCAACGCCCGCCAAGAGCGCAACCATTTTTGTGTCGCCCCGTTGTCAGCGTACACATCTAAATCAAAGGCATACAAATTGCCATTGGCATAATCTCCAACAACGATCTCGCTGTTGTACGCCATCTGGCAGTTGCTGCGATGTCGTGTAAAGCTGCCGTTGTCAAATCCAGCCCGCTCATGCCAGGCTTGCGTAGATACATCGTACACCCAAGTGGCGTTAGCCGATGGGAATATCAAAACGTAAAAAGAGTGACCTTCTTGTTGGTATGTGTAGCCAATCGCGTCACTAATATTGCCGTACTGGGCAATCGCGTATTCAATAGCGTGAGTGCTAATCCGTTGGCCGGTGTAGCCGTTTGATCGATAGACAATTCCTTGACCGCGAGAATCAGCACCTAACCAAAACAAACCGTTGTCTAATTTGGCAACCGAAAATGTTGCTGCACAACCAATTTCGTTATACGCACCTTGAATACGTTGCAAAGGAAAATCAGGATTGCCAGCGTCGTACCAAACTTCAACTGAGTTGGTCCCAAATAACCACGCTTCACGGTGATCAACAATCATGCTAACCAGATTGTCAGGTGATCCTTCTGCGCTGGCAAAATCCAGCGGATCAATTGACGTACCGTCAAGCAATGTGGTCACCCAAATCTTTTGGCTATTGGGTTCAATAAAAACAAAATAGCCGTCAAGATAGCTAACGGTCAACGCGCCAGGAAAATCCGCATCGGTAATTTCACCAAACGCACCTGTTTTGTTGTTGTAGATGTAGCTTGGACCGCCGCAAGCGACAAACAATTGCGTACCGTTGTCAGCCATACTGACCGGTCCAATACCAGATACCGAGCCAAGTAATGTAGCTGTGTAACTAGTGTTGATCTTGTACAGTTCTGTACCAGACACTACAAACGCTGTGCCGTCTTGCGGCGAGAATGCCCACAAACCACGGATAGGGCCGGAACCAACAGTCGCCAGTAAATTTAATCCTGGCGCTCGATTAAGAAATGCTGGTTCTTTGCCGCCTTCAGGGATAATTTCCGGGAACAAATTTACCATTCTGTTGTCGGCAGCATTGATGCTCCGAGCAACATATGCCGATCCCAGAATAGGCGTTTTCATCAATAATTGCCGGCGTAGACGTTGAACCGCTGACGTGTTGCAACTAGCGAGTAAGGCATCGCCATTACATCGTCAGGATTGTTGATGCGCTTGAGGTTGCGCTTGCTGGTCATGGCGATCCGCTTGACCTGCTCTGATGGTTCAACGCCAAACTCAGGGGCGATCTCCATTGCCAGATTGTAAGTAAACGCCCGCAGGTATCCTGGTGGGAAAGCTAACGTTGTTGCCAGCGTAGCTGGCTGCATTAACTCATCAACGCTGATGAAATGCCACTCCAAAACCCGCGTGGGCTTGGGGTAGATCGTCATCGTAATGTTTGGGTATTCCATGTTGATCCACATCACCTGTGGATACGTGGATGTCACGGTCTTGACCGCGATGCCGTCATATTGCTGCTGGTTGATAAACTTGATGCCGTATGACACGTTCGTTGACGGATCGCGGAAGTACGTAGCATCGTCCAGCAAAATTGGCCGGTTGCCAATGAAATCTCCAGACGGCCC